CAGAGAGCGAGTTCTTGAGCTTGTTTAGGAGGTTTTCGCCAGGGAGGAGGATCTCAGCTACCCCGCGAGGACTATACCAACCGCCACCTGTGATTTCATATGGGAAATCAACAAAGGGAGGTTCGCCGTGTTCGTATGGGAGGGTAAAGGGTTTTCGCACGTTCTCGTTGACTACAAGAGGGGAGAATGTCTCAACCAACCATCCGTCCTTAGACGGAGTGTACATTTCCCACAAGATGATCCGATCTTCTTCGGCTTCCTGCGTGATGCCTTCACGACGATAAATCTCGTCTTGGATCTCGCTGCGAAGTCCAACAGCGTTGTTGGGCTTGCCAGCAATTGTTTTGATAAAGTTTTCGTCCTGCTTGTAGAGAGGATTGGTCTTGTAGCTATCAACGGAAATGGAAATGATGTGGACGATGAAGTCTGCATCTTTAAGTTCCTTGGTGTACTGAGGAACAATCAAATGAAAAGGATCGATGGCTTCGAAGCCAATCCGCTTGTTTTGATCGTCCCAAACAACCTTGGCCACGCCGCGACCATAGAGAAGCAAGTTGTCGATGACGGACACAATCTCTTTCTGGAAGTTAGACTGCTCGCGCATCTTGTAGTCGAACCAACGCTCGGCAGTAACAGTAATCGGAGTCAACTGCTGACGCATCGGAACGAAGCTGGAAAGAATGTCGTTGCCAATCGCGCTATTGACGAAGGAGGGCTTTAGACGCTCAATCGCTGTGTCGATCAACTGAACGTGCAAATCGGCTGCTGTAGGCCAAGGCTTGACCTTACGGCGTACACCAAAGTAGCGAGCTTGATAAAACAACCGCTGGCGGTTCTCCCAGGTTTCGCGTTGGTTCAGGCAATCAATAATCCTCTGGTAGTAATCTCCGCGACGATTGTTCTTTTCTTGATTGGTTGCCATATTATTTATTTCTCTCAGTCTTTAGTTCATACGAAAGATCGTTGACAGCATTCAAGGCTTTCCTTGCCCATTCGCGCGTACCAGGAGTACCGCGACGAATCTCAATGTAGTTCGGATCTTTCATAAGCTCTTCAACTATCCCTGTCGTGTGGGTTACTGGTGTCGTTGTTGCGCAACCACCAAGACTCACCGCTAAGATCGCTATCGATAGCTTTGCGATTGTCGCGCCACTCGTTCTCAAAGTTCTGAGTGCGCTTCTGTTTCCAACCTGGAATGATGCGAAAGACGGCTGCGATGATCTCAAGGATTGCACGCAGCACAAAAGATTATTTAATATTCAGCCCAACTGTCTTCAAGAAATTAACGATCTTTTCTAGGAAGCTGTCATCAGCGGGGGTGGGTGTCAGTTTAACAATAATGCGAGCAGCAAGAACGATACCGCCTACGGCAGCAACGATCTCTTGCCAGTTTGAAGTAATCCAATTCCAAATATTCATAGTTTATCCTCCTGCGTCAAAACCAGCCATGACAGGGTCGTGCGACTCCATCATTTGGTTTAACGTCTTCCAAGTTGGCCGTTCCGTGGGGAAAGTCAAGTCCCAGCGGATATTACCACCATCCAGGCACAATGCCAACGCATCCGCTCGATCAGGGCTGGCGATACCCCTACTTCGCAAGGAATCCTTAGATTCGACCCCAAGCTTGCCCCTGCTGTTGGTCACAGTCCTGCGACAGGTCAATTGCGCCATTAGGTCATCGTCATCCTCTGGAAGGATGATCTCGCGATCCCCAATCTTCTTTGACATGTTAAACCACATCTCAGCCGACTTGTTGGTGTAGGCATCAGCATCGTTAGGCGTGCCACCAAAGTTTACCCTGTTCACCCTCCACCCAGCCTCGGCCAGAGCATCGCACATGGGCATACCCAATCCACTCGCATCCGCATAGATGTCTTCTGGCTTTAACCCAGCCTTCTTGAACTCGACGATGAACTTGCCAACCGCTGCCATCGTGTCCTTATCGCGCCATGCAATGATAGGAAGGATCTTGTTGCCATCTCGAATGCACAGGACGTTGCAGTCGCCACCTGCTGCAAAGTCTACCCCAGCGGTCCTGCTCCCAGGTTTAAAGTCAGGTGGGCTGTTCTGACAGCCTTGGAGGGAGTTGTAGTTAATGACTAGGCTCTCCGATCCGATATCCACAAACTCGCCATAGACCATTGAGCGAGTGAGGGGGTGTTTCTCGCCGTACCTTTGCAACACCTCGTCGATCTGCGCCTTGGTGATGTGGGGGCAGTCAAACGCTGTTACTGTGTGCTTCTTCCACATCGCAGATTCCTTGGTGAATGCGCGATAGAACGCGCCTGTACTCGCACCAGGGCTGGAGGCGAGCAATACGCGAGTGGGTTGGCAACGCCACAGAGCCTCGAAGAGTGGATCTGGAATTGACTTGGCTTCGTCCACCACAATCAGCAACGGCATGGTGTCGTGGTCATCGGCATGGAACCCTTCCGCTCGTCCTGGGTCTGTCGCGCTATACCCAACGATCCTGCTCATGTTGCCGTCTGGAAATATGTAGCGGATTTCGCCTGAGGTAACTTCCCAATTTCCGCCCACTCGCGCAATGTGCTTGCGCAAGCTGGGCCACAATTGTTTCTCGACCTGCCTCCAAACGCCAGCGGTTGTCGTAGCTATGCTTCCCTTAAAACAGAACGCATGCCAAATTAAAATCGAGGCGATTACTGTGCTGGTCTTGCCTGATCCGTTGGCTGCTTTGAGCGCAACTCGGCAATCTTTGTCTTGTAAGTCGCGCAAAACCTTTCTCTGCCAATCATATAACTCAAGTCCAAGCACATGTTTTGCAAATCCTGCTGGTGTCTGGATTTCCGCTAAAATCTCCTCTGGCGTGCGTTTGGGGGGTTTGGTTGTTTTGCCCACTATAGACCTCTTTTTATTTTGTGTCGCAAATACTTGGGGGGGTATAGAGATTTTTTTATGGGGATGGGGGGGTAGGGAGGGGCGTGGTCGTATCCCCTACCCCAACCTTGCGCGGAACTCGCCTGCGCATTGGAACGTGACGCTTGCGCCTGGGCGCGGAAGGTAGGGCAGTCTCCATGGGTTGAGCTGCCTCAACTTTTGGCTCATCTTTATTTGTCGCACAATAAGTATTGTGTTTACTATGAGGCAAACTAATCCTCTCCTCAATCTCCTGCGCTTCAATCACTTGTGCAGGCTTTTCTTTTTTTGACAAAGATCCTGCTAATATCTGCGCTAGTCCTGCGCTTAGTCCGTGCTCGACGCTGCCGTTAACCTGTACGCGCGCGCTGGGGACGCTGTAAAGGTAGATCCGCTCGGCCATCCAGGCTTTGGCTTGCCAGCTCTTTTGTCCTGCCAGCTCTATGTCGCGCAAGAGGGATAGTTCGTGCTTTTTTCTCGCGGTCTCCACCCTGCGCGCAAACTCAGGCTTGCGAGTACACCATGATTTTATTGTACTAGGCGATAAGCCTACCAAGGCAGCCGCTTTCTCAATCGTAAACCCGCTACGGCATGCATCAATAACCTCCTGCGCAACCTGATCATTGAAGAGGGAGGGTTTGCCGTTCTTTCCTTTGTCCTGCGCGAGTGGCGCATCGCTTGGCATCGCTTCCATGCCCATATATTACCATGAAAATATATTTTAAAAACCCCTTGACTACTCAAACCGATTGCGTATCTTTAGAGGATGAGCAACACCAATACACAAACCGAAGCGAGCGCGGTTAAAGACGTTCAAACATATGCGAAAACAAAGGAGCTGATTCTTTCATATTCGCATTTTTCCCCAACCTATAAAAAGATCATAGAGATTTTAGATGATATCGATGTAGTGCGCGCGTTGGGAATATTGAAAGCTGCCACTCATCTTTTCACAATGAAATTTGAAGAGATTAAAAGGGAGAATGCCTAAATGAACAACCTACCCCAAACAATCGCAATCATATTTTTTGCAGGAATCTGCTTTGGATTCCTTATGGGAAAAATCAAATAAATAAAGGAGATATATATCATGAAAAAAACGTTTAAACTTGGCGAGTATTGCGTAGGAGGGATTATCCAAGTGATGATTTCAGAAAATAAAAACTTGGTAAGAATTAGGAACGCGACGATGCAAAAAGAGACGATTGAGATTCGTCAGTTTAGATGGGAATTAGATAGTTTTAAGCTTGAGTTATATTTGAATGAACTAACTACTTCTTACTATGCTAGTAAAATTAGGGATTGGGTGACTATAAACGCAGGAGTGCGCACGTTGGAAGGGGTAAACTCATGAAAGGACCCGCTAAAATTATAGGGTTAAATGATGCCAAGCCAACCTTCCACCTAACCAGAAGCAGCGACAACGCGAAAACAGGTCCCATTCCTGTTTCAACCTCCCCTCAATTCACCTGTCCTGATTCCTGCCCCTTAAAGGGTAATGGGTGCATGGTTATTGGTCCTATCAAATGGCATTGGGACAAAGTCTCAAGGGGAGAAAGGGGCAACGCTTGGGAAGTATTCCTTGACGAATTGCGCTCCCTCCCAAGGGGTCAACTTTGGAGACATAACCAAGCAGGAGACTTGGCAGGAAAAAATCAGGAGATTGCCTTAGAATTGCTGAAGGACTTGGTCAACGCAAACCAAGGGCGCAAGGGGTTCACCTATACGCATAAGCCTGTATTGGATGGGCAGGAGGGACCAATTCAAAGCAATCGCGCAGCGATTAAGAATGCGAACGCGCAGGGGTTCACGATTAATCTGAGCGCGAATGGCTTAAACCATGCCGATAAGTTAGCAGCCCTTGGAATCGGTCCTGTATGCACAATTCTGCCTGATCAAAATCCAGTAAACCGAACGACCCCACAAGGGCGCAAGGTTGTCATATGTCCTGCGCAAACGCGCGATAATACAACCTGCGCGACGTGCGGACTATGTCAACGCGCGGACCGCTCAGTCATCGTAGGGTTCATGCCCCATGGTTCGCAGCAAAAAAAAGCGTTGGCCATTGCGAGGGCAAACTAGATGACAACTTACGCCGTCTATAACTCGCAAGGCCAATTCTTCGCGCGTTTCACTACGTTCCGTCGAGCGTCCTTGTGGACGATTCGAAATGGGATGGAGTGGACTGCGGTTATTAGAAAGGAAAAGGAGGCACAAGCAAAATGAATGAAACATGGATATTCGTTGGAGGAATTGCCCTGGGAGGAATCCTAGTGGCAGTAGTCGGAACGATATTGGAAAACAAGTAGTTTCACCTCGTCTCCCCTGGTAGCGCAGGGGAGGAGAGGTCAAACTCGTTAGAGATGACCTAACAAACGGCAGCGCA